TGACGTTGTTCTTGGTGCGGACGGTATTGCGAAGCTTCGAGCCCATCTGCTGGTACTGCAGATATCTGGGTTCTACAGCTATCTACGGCGCTCCATACAACTCATATAGATCAATCACTTATATCGTTGTTGTTCTACACAGCCCCCTGCGATATCTTCTCTCGTGGTTGCCAAATTGGTTGCCAGTACGGGGGTGTGATGCAGGGCAAGATCATCAAGCGCGCGGTTGAGGCGCTAGACGAGGGGCTTCTCTGGGACACGGAGTTGAAGGGGTTTGGCGTTCGATGCCGTGGGGAGGGGAAGGTCTACCTGCTGAAGTTCCGCGACGCGCGAGGCAGGCAGCGGTGGCATACGATCGGCCGGCATGGCTCACCTTGGACACCGGAGCTTGCGCGGAGAGAGGCTATGCGCCTTCTCGTTGATATTGCTGCGGGCAAGTCACTGGGGACAACCTCTGATAGCACAACTGTGTCTGCAGCAGTAGAACAATTTATCGAGGCGCACTGCCAGCACCTGCGAACGAGTGACGAGTACGCGTGGCTGCTCCGTCACCACGTGGTGAGCCGGTGGGACAAGCAACGCATCGGTGCCATCAAAAAGGGGGATGTCGCCAAGCTGCTACGAGACGTTCAAGGCGCGGATAGCACCAAGCGGATCCGGATCGCAAATCGGGTGCGGACAGCTTTGCTGCGCCTATTCGACTGGTGCTGTTCAGAGGCGATCATTGATGAGAACCCGGCCGCCAACACCGATCCGCGTCCTGGCGAGGTCAGGCGGGAAAGGGTGCTCTCGGATGCTGAAATAGTTGCGGTGTGGAAGGCAGCAGGCACAGGGACCTTCGGTGCAATCGTGCGGCTGCTGCTGGTGACGGCGCAACGTCGGGGAGAGGTTGGCGGGATGAGGTGGTCCGAGTTGGACCTTAAGGAGGGGGAGGGAGAAGTGGCTATCGAAGCCACGGCCACGTGGACGATCCCGCCGGAGCGTCATAAGAGCGGCCGTGGACACGCCGTGCCGCTGACGGGATCCGCCATTGTCATCTTGACTGGCCGGCGGCCGGACGAAGAAACGCAAGGGGCGGTGTTCTGCGGTGAGGGGTTTCAAGGGTGGGGGAAGGCGAAGAAAGCGCTGGATACGGCCAGCGGCGTGACGGGCTGGCGCCTGCACGATATCCGCAGGACGGTGGCAACGCAGATGCAAAACCTGGGCATCCAGCCTCATGTCATAGCGGCTGTGCTGGGCCATAGCCTGACGAAGCTGTTTGGAGTCACCTCAATTTATATGCGCAGCATGTTGGAGCAAGAGAAGCGAGAGGCCCTTGAGGCCTGGGAGAAGCACCTCTTGGGGCTGGTCGCAAAAAATTACAAGGGCTAAAGAAGCCTCGCGTAAGTCGCCACTTCTTTCACTGGCCCTGAATAACCGGATCAAGCTCGAAAAATACTTCTGTAGGCCGCAGGTTTTTCAAGACACCGTGCTCCGCCAGTGTGGCCAGACGGTTAATTTCTTTGTCAACAGCATCTAGAATACGTTGTGGGATAAACCGCTCCTTACTGAGTTCATCTCGTTTCTTAACTATATGTTGTACACGCAGGAGAATACCTGCCTTAATATACCGTAAATGGAGGTATTGTAGATCACAATAGCCTTCATTTACATAATTTCTTAGAAACGCAATGATGTCTTTTTCTTCTTTATAAGGATCTTTAATCCCCATTTCCCTAGCTACGTTGCTATACGTATTTAGCTCATCATATAGGGTTGTTAAGGCCGCCTTGTATTCCATGCAAAATACATCATCAAGAGAAACGCGCGCTGATTGGCGATCGTTAGGTTGTTCGTTTCCCCACGTGCAAATGATATTCATCTTCACCCCTAAATCCAGTGCGCGTGATTATATGACACATGGATGGGACAGTCTACCCCGGATCGGTCATCCCCCTCCCTTGACCGCCTGATCCGGCATGCATACATTGCCTCGTTGCCATACAAACGCGGCAGCAACCCTAACCGGAACGTATTATATGCTGATGCTGATGGGCGATACCGAGCCGGTCAACGACCTTTTAAGCCATCTCCAACAAAGCGGCGTAGATGTTAGACTTTTTCCGGGGAAAATTAGCCCAGTCACGAAGGAGGGTGGGGAGTGTGCGACTGCAGATCTTCACCCAGATCACGCTGAAATCTATTATCCAATAGGTTCACCCACCCATTGGCTATATCATGAATTGCTTCATATAGAGCGTGCATGCATTTTAGGATCGGAAGTTTTTCACGCGCACGATACTGCAAGTGATACAACCAAGAAGAATTTGCAAGAAATAAATAATAATATCGATCATGCATTTGTTATACCCAAGGAAATTGCGGTATATCCGGAAGCTGTACAATATTGGCATAACGATTTTTATAGGGCGTTGAAAAATATTGACTGGTCTACCTCCCCTAAGGGAATATGCTCTCAAAAGGTCAATCTTCTTCAATCTTGGTTAGTTTTACCACATATCCCAGGTCTTATCGACCTAGCCGACGTGTTTTGCAAAGAACTTCAGGAGCGGGGATGGCTTGATACAGCCAATCGAATGACCCATTCGGTGCAGGCGGCGGGGGTAGACAAGAGGGCGGCTGTCGAGGCTTTTAAGATAGCATGCGCAGAGTCCCCGACCATAATGGGCTATACACTCAGTTATGCTGCCTTTCAAAGTTATAAACTTCCGAACCTTCGGACTAATTAACCCCCTCCTCATCTTTACCCTGGATGGGTGGCTTTCAGGTACTCGGCGGTGATGGTGCAGTTTGGCGAGGCGGTGAGCATCTGCCACGTTAGGGAGAAGGTCTGATCCGCTGACCACGTGGCCGAGACGCCAGCGCTAGGCGCCATCATGGCGCGCTCGCCGATGATCGGACCAAGGGCGAAGTCCCCTCGCCCGGCCGTAGCCGTCGATTGGCCGTCCAAGACAATGTTGCTCATCCACGCTTTGACCAGCGATGACGATGCCCGCCAGATGCGTCCCTTGAGGCGGTAGAGCCTCAGGTTGGCGCTGTCGGTGAAGCCGCTGGCGGTATCGGAGATGACGTTGGTGGAGCCGATTTTCAGGGACAGCACCATGTTGATGGCGCCGCCTGAGTTGTTGAACACCGTCCCATAAACCTCGAAATCGATGCAGTCGCCATCGCGGGCGAAGGTGTTGGCGGGAAGCGTCCAGGTCGCGAGCGTCTGCGGCGTTGTAGTGTTGGTTGCGCTGACGGATAGCGGCGAGGATGCATCGAACCCTGGCGCACCGAGCCGCAGCCATCTAGCTGCCGCTGTGGTCGGATCGAGGCACCACCAGAGGCGGTTGGCGGTTGTGTTGGTCCACATCGAGCCTCGGACATAGCCGACTGACGCGTCATCGCCGGTTCCCGGATCCGTTGAGGCAGCATAGTTCTCGACGATCTCCCAGCCTGAGTTGAGCGAGTTGCGCCTTTTTAGCTGTCCTGCAGCAGAATTTCGCCACTTCATGAAAGGATATGTCGGGGAGGGCGCTGAACTACCCTCGTTATCAGAGGCAAGAGCCTGAAAGCCTGTATTGAAACCCGCCCGTACAACTCCCCCTGTGCTTGTTGCTACCGCACCCAAATTACTTGATTGTGTCATTTTCTTATTAACTCACCGCGTTATTGGTGCCTTGATCAAGCACACCATATGTAAACGTACCATGAAAAATATTATTACTGCCTTTGATATTGCTGGAAGTAGAGGTTAGCCAGATGCAGGTGGTTATGTTGCTACCCTGCTGATCAAATATATTTCCAGAAACAGCGCCATAATCACCTTGTATAATGATCCCGTTACTCCCGGCTGTGCCTGAGAACGAATTGACAATATTGCCGGCGACGATGAAATTTGTGCAGTTCTGGTCAATACTAACCGCCATCCAAGCGGTGCTGGTTTGGATTCCGTAAAGCTCACAATCTGTAACAATAACTTCTTTATAACCAGCCGCAAGCACGCCACTTGAATAGGCATTAATATGAGTATCAGTAACGGTTGCACGCAGATGCGAATATTCAGAATATAGTCTTACCCCGTTTGTCGCAGCTACGATGTTGCTTGCTGTAACTAATACCTGATGGGCGTTGTATACATCCACAGAGGCATCACAGAAAAACGAATTAAGGTTGTCTACAATTAACCCAGTTGGTGCACCATTGCTGTTCGACCCTGTAGCTGGCTGCCCCTGAAAGACGACCCCTTGTGTTCCTGAGACGGCTTGATAGGGGTTCAATGCCCGGCCGTGCACCGTGCAGTCGCGAACAACGCCACTGACGGCGCTGCTCGCCGAAATGCCCGCCATCCACCCTGTGCTGACGGCATCGCCACTGTCACGCAGCGTCGCGCCCTCGATGGTCACCGCTTCGACGATAAATCGTGGCTGCAGACGGTCCTGGGTGACGCCACTGACGATCTGACCAGAGTAGTCGAGGGACAGCGCCACACCTGTGGTGCCGGCGGTGGTCAGGCACAGATCGCGCACCACATGCATGGCTGATGCAGCGCTTGACGCAAGTCCGATGCCACGGCTGGCCGCAGCCGCCGTCCAACGCAACTCCGAGACACCCTGCCCTGCGCCATAGATCGAGACGCCACCCGATAGCACAAGCTGTGCCGATAGAAGGTAGACGCCTGGGGGGAAGTAGAGGGACTTGCCCGCGGCGGCGGTCAGTGCCGTCTGCACCGCTGTGGTGTCGTCGGTGACACCATTCCCCAGCGCGCCGTAGCTGCGGACGTTGACGGCAATGTTGCTGCTATCCCACCTGATCGGCGGGCCGAGGTCCGCAACGCCAATCCATGAGGTATTCGCTGCGTCACGCATCCGGAGCCGGCCGGTGCCAATATCAGCCCAGCACAGGAAAGGGTAAGCAGGTGCCGGCGGGTTAATGCCCGCATGAAGGCTGGCAAGAGCCTGGACGTTCTCGTTGACGCGGGCTCGGTATGTATCTCTTCTGGTGTTCGGAATTGCTCCTAAATCTGCTGCTTGTGTCATTGTTTAATTGTTTTCCCTTATGTGACTATGTTATTCGTGCCATCATTGATCACGTTGGCTGTGAAAGATCCGTTGTAGATATTATTTGAACCACGCCACCCAGAGGATTCAGGTGCAAGCCAGATGGCATAGGTCATCGGGCCAGTGAAGACATTATCTTCCAGCACGCCGAAGTCTCCATGCATGACAGCACCATATGGGCTCGAACCAAACGCTCTGAATATATTTCGACGAACAATTGTACTGATTGCTCCGGTAGATGTTTCAATTCCTACCGATCCGGATGCTCCTGCATTTGTGTAGATATAATTTCGACAGATGATGTTTTCGAACTGTCCTTCTACCAATATCCCTCGCTCGCTTCCTTCGAGGTAATTGCTACTACATGCGAAATGCGGGTGATTATCTGTCTGTGACATAACGTCTGCCGCGACCCGGCAGGACGAGAGCCGCGAGTTGCGCAGGAAGACGCCCTCGGAGTTGACGACATAGAGGCCGCGTTCCCAATAGGTTGCGCTGCAGCCTAGCACCGTGAAGACGCACGGCCGGCCGTTCCAAAACGCCCCTGTAGCCGGGTTGCCGACGAACAGCAGGCCTGTTGAGCCCGTCACACCGGCATAGACCGAGGCCGCCTTGCCGATGAGGGTGCAGTTGCGCACGGTACCGTAGAGCGCGGCGATGGATAGAAGCCCGTTGGTCCAGCCGTTCAGCGTGGCGTTTCCCGAGTCCACAACGCCGGCGCCGCAGATCATCACATCCCGCACCAGAAACCGCGGTTGTATGCGGTCCATGGTGTGAAATTGGCCGCCGCCGACATCGATGATCTGGCCGGAGTAGTCGAGGGTAAGCGCCGTGTTGCCGGTGGCTGTCGTGCTGATCGTCAGGTCGTGGATCAGGTGGTGGTGCTTGCTGTGGTTGCTGGTGATCTGGATGCCGTTGACGGCGCCATAGAACCGCAGCTCTGTCCGGTTGATGCCGGCGCCGAAGATGCGCACCGCGGCATTCGCCAACGTCAGCGTTGATGAGAGCCGGTAACGCCCCGGCGGGAAAAACAGCGCCCGGTTGGCCGCGGCATTCAACGCTGCTTGGCACGCGGCGGTATCATCGGTGGTGCCGTCGCCGGTGGCTCCATAGGATCGGACGTTGACCACATAGTCAGCGCTTGCCGGCGCGAACGGGGCTAGCCGCCCATCTACGGCCCACCCGGTGTTGGTCCCGTTTCGGGCGTATAGGGTGTTGCCATCGGTCCAGGCGAACCACATGTGCGGATAGGTCTGCGACGGTGCCGCGGCCCCACTATTAAGTGTCGCCAGCGCCTGAATGCCGGCGTTCACCCGAGCGCGGAACTGCCCGCGAGGGATGTTGCCAACGTCGCCGAGATCGGCCGCTTGGCTCATCGACGTGCCATCCGCCAATCGGACATTGCCGCCCGTTGTTCCTTCGAAAGCGTGACGATGCCCTTTGCGTGCAACTCATCGGCGATAGCAACAAGCGTCTCGACCAGTCCCGGTTGTTCGCGCTCTGCAACGTCCAGCGGTTCGACAGACACTGGCAGGAAGCAACCACGCAGATAATCCCATGCGTACACGCCAAGGTGCTGGGTCATGTCGTGACCATCTGGTAGCGCCACAGTGCGCAATGAATGATCTGTTACGTAATCCACTTCGGAAACAGTCCGTACTTCTCTGATAATTCCTCGTTCATCTAAAACAGCAATATCCATGGTTCTCCTTTAACTATTATTATAAATGATCCGCGTATAGCGAAATTTCGTGTACCAACACGTTATAACTCTGGCTTTCTGTGGTAATCCGCGCTTCAAGCTGCCCGACTGCGCGGCAGGTCACTTCGATACAATCGATCCTTCGTGGCTCACCCCACACCGGGCTAGCGGCCGGATTGTCGTCGGTCAGCCGCCCCCAGATCTGCACATCAATCGGAGCGCTATCGGTGCCGTCAGCGTCGTCTGGCGCGTCCCACATCTCTGCGCCGCCCGGCCCGTCCACGAGGTCAGCCCCCTGTGCCTCAACTTTGGTGACGGCCGTAATCCGCGCCCGCTGCACCGATCCGAAGTCCAGCACATTGGCGAAATGGTACACAGCGGAGGGGGCATATCCCGTCCCGCCGCTATCCCAATCGGCTAACGAATCTACATCAGGAACATCATCAAAGTTGCCTGTCGCTAGCTGTAACAACCCACCACTAACAAGACAGTTCTCCTTAGTACCGGTAAATGTTGGATGTTCCTGCAGTGGTGATCCAACAAACGGTGTATAGCCAAGCGCAGACATTTGCTTAATATCAGACACAATACCTGTGGTTACTGATTCTAAACCATCGGGATCATAGACACGAGATAGATACACACCCGGCTTTAACGGTAGTTGAATACTTGTTTGGTTACCGTTGATTGCTTGTCCTAGCGAGGTTGAATTACCCCAACTTGCTGTGTCAAGCGGCCAAGCCGAATGGCGAAAGATAATACGGCCGCCATACTGCACATCGAGGTCCCGCACCGGATCCCACTGCAGCATTGCTTGTGTGCCGGCCGCGACTGGCGACAGCGATAGGTGCTGCAGCCCTTGCGGCGGATTTGCCCGCCCGACGATCCGCACCGCGTTGACTGCAGTCATCGGCGACGCGAGAAAATTTGGATGGGTTCTACCGATCCTAAAGTCGTAGTCGGTTCCGCTGCTTACGCCCGAGATGGCGATCAGCGTTGCAGTTGCTTCGATCGTCAGCGGTGTGAGCCATTGCCCATCGGTGCCGGTCGGTCGGTACAGCACGATTGCCTGCACGCCTGGAATACTGACCGGATCGGTTTGAAAAATAATGCGTGGAGTCAGGTAGTTAGTTCCAACGCCAGACATTACGAGGTCATCGCTGGCCACATCTATGATCACAGGTGCGGGCAGTCGCTTTGGTGGGGTTACGCCCGGATCCCACGCAGGTACCGTCCCCACATCAGCGGTATGGACTCCGGCGGCTTCATCGATCAGCGTCAGCGTTGCCGACAGGTTCTTATGCGGCTGGATGTCGCGGACCAGCAGACGCCGGGTCTCGGAACCCCACTCGCCAAAGGCTACGAGGTCACCCACAGAAGGCGCATTGGCGATAAGGGGCGGAGACGCGAAGGCAAGAGTCGTCTGCAAGCCCGCGACGGTGGTGATTTGGTAAACGTCAGTCTGCTGTGCGCCCAAGACGACTCTGCGCACGCGGATGCCGTAGGTTTTGCCGGTTTCCATCTCAAGGCCGCTATCGACGATTATCGATGTGACATTGCCGCCGGATGTGGTCCTGGCGGTAATGCGCGCTGACCCGAGGCCCACCGCAATGGCGTCGTGCTGCAGGGCAACGAGGTCCCCCCGCTCGCAAACGAGATGCTCAAAGTCGGTCTCGATCGTGTGTACCTCTCGCCGCAGCCGCTGTTGGGCAAGGTGGAAGCGGCCTTCTTTCCAGGCGCGGGAGCGACTGACGATGCCGGGCCATTCGACCCGATCGATGCGAGTAGCGTTCGCTTCGGTAAAACCATCATCGTAGACGACGACTTCTTCCGTCTGCCAGTCGCGATTCGCATTGACGAATCCGACTCTGTAGCCGTGCGGTGATCGTTCATGAGTCATATCACCGCGGTAGTTCCACGAGTTGCGCGGAGTGAATAGTCGCACCGGTACAGTTTTTGCCTCGTCAATGACCACAGAATATTTAAGGTCTCGCAAGGTGATGGCCGCCCTACCGACACGACAGACGCTGACTAGCCCATCATACAGTGAACTTTTCGCTTCAAATGTACCATCATAGCGAAACTCTTTGGTGTCACACCACTCAGACCAGTACTGTAGCCGCGTTAGGTCGATTTGTGCATCTGTTGCTGGAGTCTGACGAGACGGATGCTGCAACATATGGCGAAATATTGCGGCTGGGTTACTCGTAATACCCCACTCCCATGTGCTGCCATTCCATTTCTTCGCCATGGTTGAGGCTACGCAGTTGAATTCATCGAGCGCGCCTGATAACTGCCCGGTTGCTTGTATCCACATGGCAATAGTGGCAACGCCCGGCACTGGCCACAGGATGTTGCTATAACTGGCGAGTGAAAACCAACTGAAGTTGCCGAAGTCGTTATCTTCGTTGTAGTCAGCAGACATCCTCGTAATCCGCACATCATATTGTTTGTTTGGATCATTTGTGTAGCCCGCGGTGGCCCACTGATGACCCCAATATAGTGGAGTAGTTTGCTGACCAAATATCGGGATTTCGGCTACAACTGACCAAGTACCACTCCCCGCTGGCGCCTGTTCAATACGGATAGCACAGCCGAGACGTGACCGTTTACCTGGGGGGCTAGACTGTATATGCGCTAAGCCGCGTGAAAAAACTAACTGAACCCGGATAAAGTCGGCACCGGTTGCGGTAGTACGCACGACCGGATTACCATACTTGACTTCCACATTTAAATCTGCTTGTGCTACATCGTGAGGAAATATATCGTAGTACTTACCTTGATTTCTGTCCCATGCAGAAACATTTGTGCTTGGCAATAGGTTATTATACGTAATCGTATCACCAACTTTATAGGGGATTCCCCCTACGGATCCTGCCGTAGTCACAGTCCAGGTGTCGCCGAAGGTGGGAGCCGATGGGAAGACGCCGCTCGCTGCGGACCAGCCACCCTTATCGGTCAGCGACCAGTAGCCCCGCCGGAAGTCCCATTGCACGTTGTCGAATTCAGAGACAGGCGTATCGCCGATCTTCAACTCCGAAAACTGCAGCGGGCCGTGGCCGATGGCGAAGACGCAGCGGTAGTTGATGTTGCCGCCAACGGTATCGGTCCAGGGCTGCGCCGCGTACGGAGGGGTGACCTTGAAGGAGCCGGCGACGAAGGGCAGTTTCTCCCATGGTGCCAGTCGGTTACGCTGCCCTGTGATGGCATAGCTTGGCCGGCCATTGCCATAGTCCTTCGACACTTCTGGCATCGGAGGTGGCAGCGCATAGTTGATGGCGAGAGAACCGGCGCCCATGATCGCTGCGCCGACTAAGGCGCCACCGAGGCCACCGATGTACCAAGTTGCAGCCGCTGCAATGACGGTAATGGCGATCATCGCCGCGATCCGCCAGCCGCCTGAACCGCCCGGTAGCAGCCTAATGCTGACGATGTGACCTTGCTTCGGGCGAACGTGGCCCCACCACTCGCGGGCGATCATCGTCTCGCCGATGAACACAACGCCATGCGAGCGTAGCAGCGGATCAGGCTGAATTACTTCGATGATCTCGGCAATGGTCAAGCCTTCTGGGACTGTGTAATCAACTCGGCACTGAGAGAATGGGTGCGTTATCGCGCTGACTGGAATTAATTCATTGGGCATAGTCGCCAAAAACTTTCAACTCGTTTCATAAATCCTTCTTCCAATTTTTGCAAAACTACACCTGTGGCCCGCTCGGTATGCAATAGCCACTTCGGCGATACTATTATGCCCACATGTAAGGGCGCGAACCGCCAGCTCTCAGACGCTCGGTAGGGTGTCGCAATAACGGCAACATCAAGTGCCTGCACATTGTCCACTTTAATATTTAGCCAGCGTCCGGATTTCTTTGCTGTATCGATTTCTCTATCGACAGACGCTGCATCTTTAGGATCGGTACTATAAAGGGGTAGTTCGATTCCTGTGCGCTCCAGGATAACGAGGCGGACCAAGCCCCAGCAATCCAGCCCACAATAATTTCTGCCGTAGTCAAGATATGGTATGCCGATAAATGGCGTACACCACATAGGGGGCTGCATTAACTAAAAAGTCCAGGGAAGCGTGAGGCATCAAATGTAATGTATGGGAATTCTTCTTTTGCCAAGTCGTCTATAGATAGCACACCGGTAACAGTGCTGATATCATACTGAGACGACTGCCATTCTAAGCCTATCCATTCCCGTTCTACATAATCAGGATCAGATGCGCGCACAATACGAATGGTCAGCATAGGCGGTGTAATTAATGCCCGTAGCGCTGCAATAATTTCCTGAGATATATTATCGAAGACGAGTTGAGCTTGTGGGGCTCTACCCTCTGAGTCATCGGGTAAGGTTAAATCGAATGGAAATGGGGTATAGACATCACCATTGCTGGTTGTCTGTACGGCATCACTAGTTACGCGAATAGGTGCTGGTAGGTCCGGATGGCTAAGCTCAATGAGCACAAGCCATGCTGTGTCGGTTTGCTGCGCAGATAACTCGTTTATCGCTTGTGATGAAAATGGCATCTATATCCTTATCCAGGTAGCACTTCTATTAATAATGTTGTTATCCAGTATATCCCACGTGCTGCGGGTTGAAATTCTGGTGGTTCAACGATGCGGCAGTTTATGGCAGCACCCGTTACGGGATGCGTCCAGGTGAATGGTAGCGATCCCCCAGCTAATGTTGTCTGCCAGAACGTCACAAGTGTTGCACGCTGTGCTGTCGTGAGTCGAAATGGACACGCCATTTGAATAACACCCGCTGTCTGCCGACGACGTACTTTTGCCGGGCCTACATCCATCTGTGTACGCAGTGAAAGCGTCGGGTGCCGCTCGATGAAACCATTCGCTAGCGGCTTCTGTGGTAAATCGACATGCCATGCGGCCATGCTTATCTTCCCCTTACCGGGCTATTGGCGCTACCGACAGCCTTATTTAATTGTGTCCCAGGTCGCGATATGTCGGCAGCTACTTCCCGTTTGACCAAATCCAGGATCAGCCGCGTACTGCCATCGGCTCCGCGCTCTTCACGTTGTTTCACGTCAGCATCGCTGTAATTATTTATGACCACCTGCATCGGTGGAGTCTGCGCCCTTACACCCAGGTCACCCGACGCAGTGCGCTTCAGCGGCATTACCGCTTCCGGCCCCGCCTCGCCCATCAGTCCAGCTCCCCTTGCCATCGGGAAGAGGGTGGGACGATCGACGATGCCGCCTCGTGCGAACGGAATGACGTTGCCCCCGACGAAAGCGTTTCCGCGTGCGCTGGTGACGATCGGGGTTGTGGACATGCCCCCCATTTGGTAGCCGCCACCTGCAGCCGCGCCGCTCCCACCGCTGAACAAGCCCGCGATCGCACCGCCGATACCAGCACCTGCCCCGCCGGCACCACCTGTTGCAGCTTGAATGGCCAGTGTAATGGCAAGCTCAATCAGCTTTTGCATGATGATCTTGGTTATCAAGCCGGGTATTTCTGCAAGCACATCAGCAAGTTTGCGCTCACCCATGAAGGCTTCGGTGAACATTCCGCTGAGTGTACTTGAGGTAGTAGAAATTAGGTCGGTATTCAGTTGGAGTTGATCAAACCACTTGGCGCTTTCATCGTTAGCTTCCCCTGTCTTTTTGGTAATATCATCTAAGCGTTTATAGAAATCGTCAGCTTCGGCGGAATGCTGCTTGAACGCATATGAGGGCTCTATTTCGGTGGTAGTAACCTTCTCCAGCCCTCCACCCGTGCTGAGCAACGTCCTGTCACCGAATGGCTTGCTCATCTCAAGGCCGAGGTTCGGCTCCCGAGTGCTCCCACTTCGCCTGCCACCGCTCGATGCCGGCGCCTGTATAGGGCGATCCAGCGCGATACCCATCTTGTCAAGCCTGCTGCGCGCAGAGACGGCTAAGTTGCTGAGGCCTCCTTTCGCTGCATCTCCGGTCGTGGCAGTGTCGCCGCTGGCCGTCCGGATATCCGGTGAGATTCCAAGCCCCTGCCGGAGAGCGGCACGCATACCTTCCGGGGATTCCCATGCAGCCCGCTGTGACAGCGCATACTGAAGGCGATCGCCCGCCCGAAATGCGCCTTCCTCAATTCCCTTAAGCGCGCTTAACAGGTTGGCCGCGATATCAAGGAGGCCATGTCCTGCACGTGACGTTCGATCGAGGCCGGATGCCACATCGAGTAGGAGGCCAGACCACTTGGCGAAGGACTCATTGAGCCGGGCGACGGAATCATCCGCGAGCTTATCGAAGGCCGCAACTACCTGTTCCGAGGCAATTTTGCTCGTGTCCAGCAGTTCGCCTTTGGTCGCTGAAAGGGTACCGTTCAATTCATTGAGCGTCGGCAGCAAGCCTTTTCCACCCCGCCCGAGTAGCTCAACCGCATCTGAGGCTGAGACGCCGTTCTTGCTCAACTCGTTGAAAATCGCTGCGGTATCGCCGCCGTGCTGCTGAAGGAATTGCATGCTGATGCCGGCGCGCTGAAATGTCTCTTGCAGTTGCTTCGATCCTCCAGCCGCTCCATCGATCTTGAGGCGAAGGGTTTCCAATGCCTTTCCCAGTTCCTCGGAACTGCTGGCAGATGCCTCGGCGACGCGCGAGAGCGTCTGAAAGTTCTCAGCCGATGTGCCAGCACGTTCGGCTGCATCAGCGATGTTGCCAAAGTGATCCGTTGCTGCCCGCGCCGCTTGAATGGCGGTTCCGATAGCGAGGGCGATTGCACCGAGCGCAGCCGCTGCGGCGAGCCCACCCTTGCCGAGAGATGAAAGCGCTTCACCTGCAGCGCCTGACCGCGACGCGAGTTCGGACATGCCCCCCTGCACAGCGCCGCTCGCCTGATCTAGAAGTTGTAGCCCGCGGCTTGCAGGTGTAGTCGCTGCCTCAAGCTTCGCTAATGCCCGCTGCCCGCTGGATCCAAGGGATTCCAAGCCTCGCTTGACAGTCTCTGTGTCTTTTAAACTCAGCTTGATTTCAAAATTTTCGGATGCCATTATGAGTGCTCTTTATTAGGGACTAGCCAGACCATGCCACAAGTTACTGCTACTTCAATTATAACGCGCAGTGCCTCCTGAATGGTAGAGTCCGTTATTTCAGGCCATACATTACGTAGTAATACTACAAGCAGCACCATGACCGCTCCGGTAATAGCTTTGGCATTTACTTGTAGTGCATTCATTACTCTGACTCCTTATTATTCTTGTGTATACCGATGAGCGCGCCTTGTTCGGCTGCGAAAAGCAATTCTTCGATAACTTCAGGATCAAAATTTTCTAGAGACGGCAGGTGCAGGCACGCAGAAATGTCGAGGCCGGCGACCACGCCCGACATTCCGGTCCGATGCCATCGCCCCGGACTGGTCACAGCGGACCAAACCGCCATGCCTTCGATCGTCAGTGGTGCATGCTGGTTGTAGGGGCAGCGTCCGCCGCACTTGGGCTCGCACCCTCCGCAGTAACCGGCTCCGCCGCTGTGGTGCCATTCGGCGAGCCGGTGCAGCCGTTTTTTTCCGCGGCCAGTTGCTCTATCTCATAGAGGTACAGCGACTCGAACCGGGCGGCATGCAACGGAAAGTCGCGGATGAAGGCAGCAACATTCGCCGGGGTCACCGGCGCCGGGTTGCCGGCCTCATCGCCAATGCCCTTCCATGCAGCGATGGCGTGCTGGGCGAGCGTCTGAAGTATGAACTGCTGTCGCAAGCCTTCGATGCCCTCCAAGTCGAAAGGATCTGGGATATCGAAGACACTCCCGCCGGCTTCGTCGATAAGGCCCTTTTCCTCGGCAAGCTGCCGGGCCTTGCGGAGTGCGGTTGCCGTTGCCGCACGATGGATCGCGGTTGTAAGCGGTTTGGCTAAAACAGAAACACCGTCACCTAAATCTAGCCAACGTGGTTCACGTGTTACGCTAAGTCGAATCATGCCACTACTTACTTATGCATAAGCTGTGGCTATGTCGTTAACAAGCAGCACACGAGCTAGGTAGCCTGCAGTGGCATCCTTCGCCGCACGCCAATCGTAACTTACTTCGATGCCGCCGGGACCACTCACAGAGGCTTTGCTCTTTGGCAGAAATACACGTGGTAGTGTCCACTTAAAGAGCCAGCCTGACGGTAATGCGAATGTATATTCAAGGGCCACAGGGGTTTGGCTATCGATCAGGGCCGGGATTGTAGCGTCACCAAAGCGCACGGTAATTGATCCGGTCGCCTGTGCTTCTCCTTCGTCTACGCCGTCTATCAGGCCGTCGCTTCGAATTGTTTCGACAGCCTCCAGGTTGTTGCTAAATTCTAGGGACCCTGCGGTAATACTACCTACCACATTTCCATTCACTCTAATCTGGCCACGTCCCTGCGAGAATCTATCCAGCACGTAGGGGGTAGCGGAGCCATCAACGGTGCTGCCGGCAGACGCGCGCCCCTGGGCGATGACGCTCACTGTGCCGTTAGCCGGGCCGGAGCGCGCCATGTCAAATGCCAGCGAACCAAATTTTGCACCGCTGAATCTGTAAAACACAGGGGTGACAAGCTGCGTGTGCCCCAGCTCGATCGTCTTCGAGGGAAGTGCTGCACCGCTGGTAAACTGGTGCTGCCAGCCTCCACCCCACAGTGTGCCGTTGCTCGGCTTGGCGTTCGATGTTGCCGACGCTGCCAGGGTGTAGGTGTTTCCGGATGTACCAACGGTATCATGCACAACCAGCAACTGAGTTGCGGTAGCGGAATATGTGCACTTGCTGATCTCGGTATCGGCCGATGCGTTGAGGTTGGTCACCAAGGTGGTGAGCGTCGCAGCAAGGTTCGCGCCGATATTGGTCTGATTGCCGGTTGCGCCGGTGGCGACAAAAGTCCAGGTGACCCCGTTCAGGACGATGGTTGACGCTGCTGCCGGCTGCGCGCTGAAGTAGAAATCGCCTGATGCCCCAACCTGTGCGGCGGTGTCGGTGCCGAACAAGCCGTGCAGCCAGAAGCCCAGCCCACGAACGTCTAGCGGAATGCCGATATCACCGTTGACCGAAACGGCCTCGTAGAACGGATCGGCCGCATCCCGGCCCTGGCCCAAAAGTGGGTCATAGCCGATAGGCCGCTCGCTGTCGAGTTCACAGGATCTGAAAGATAGAGATTTATATCCGCTCCCTGGAACGGTACCATATGTGACCTCTGTAATTCCCTTTAGTGAAGTGTCCGCCCCAACAGCACGTGTCTTAATACCCATATAATTTTACTCCTTATCCAATGCTCTGTTGTGTTTCATATTCAACGCGTACAGTAAATTGTGATGCTGCTATTGTCTGCTTACCTGTGTCACTGATAGTTTCAGGATCAAGCAATAGCGGTTCAATATATGATAGTTGATTCATTAGGTTTAAATCGCTCAACAATGCGGTATATGCCGAAGACGCCAGCAGGTCTAAACTCCGTGCCCGTACTGCTGGATCGGTACCGACTACATATAATTCTAGTGGTACATCTAGGCCCATATAATATGAGCGGGGATAGCCCAGCGTCTCATCCATTATCTCTGGCGCTGCAGAACGAACAATAACTAAGCCACGCGGAGGCACACTAGCTGGGCAATCAATATCTCTTCCCACTGTGGCAGGTAACACAGCAAGAGCTTCAACCACAGAGGATAAAATATTTTCACGACGCGAAAGCATTACACACCTTTCTTTTCAACTTGTTTATCTATCTCGCTAGCCAGCACTTGATTTATACGGCTGTGCCATAGCGATACCCCGCTTGCAAGATCGTACTTTTTCCGTAATGTATTTTGTGGGATTAACACATGGGTAATAATCTTAGTGCCACTCGGTAGGGTTGCCTGAACGACCATCCTACCTTGTCGGGATGGCAGGAACGCGAGCTTCCATCCCATTGCCGCGACTTCTGCAGGTGTTGCGCGGCGTTGTCCACCTCGTCCACTGCGCATCGGCCCGAGGCCCGTTGGAACAGCGAGGAATTTGCCGTTCGCCGCTCGAATAGTGGCGCCTTCAGAGTAAAGCTTGATCAGATCAACAGGGCTGCTGCGGTACCCTCCTGCGGGGTATCGAGCTACCGAATAGACGCGCCCCTCCAGCTTCGACCGATCTACTTTTGCAGCCATCGCTGCGGCAAGCCCTGGCGATCGGAACCCAGCCCGCCGAATGCGTCCACGCAGATTGGCGCGAAGGCCGAACGTTATCCGCCTAATCGCATTGTTGCTGCCGGCCTCAACTGCCTTTACCAAGCGATTTGTGTAATCCCCAAGATTACCACTTATCGCCAGTTTAAGCTGGGACACAATCCAATTCCCATACGATGTTTGATGAGGTTGGTTTCGCCGATCTCACCATGTATATAATATTATCCACCTTAATTTTGTCATTTGGCTGTGGATCAACAGTAAGTTGTGCTCGCTCTATTTCGATGATGCGGCCGTCATTGTTTAATTTTGTTCCCTCGAAGCCAGAAATAATCCGCTCCGGTCTACGCAGGAACACCCGCACCATACTGACTTGGCCCACACAGGGGAGGTATAATCCAGTGTCGCCAAGCACCCTCATGACAGCACCGGTGGCGATAGCGGCTATGTTCATACAGTCGGAACCTTGGTACAAATCGGCAGGCAAAATGTGTAGACTGCTAGTCTACCATCATTGTATGTAACACGATTCTCAACGAAGGCATTTTGTCCCACTATACCATCCGACACCAGCACAGATGTTACTAATCCATCTACCTGTTCCCCAGAAAGGGTAACACCAGACTCGACATTGGCAACGATCCATTCTGAATTGGTTATCGTTGCGCCATCCGCAAAATCGGTCCAGTCAAGAGGCAGGCGTATCTTTTCTACAGGGTGCTTCTCCTCTACTGTAATATCTTTGCCATTCACAAGTGCAACCATCTTACCCCATCCCAACTATATATTCTCTCTGCTTTAGCATTGCCACCATCTGCAACCCTGCATCAACCCTGTCTACTTCACGTCCTGCAACAAATACAGTAGGACGACTACCCGGCGTTAGTAGAAGGTGATAGTTCAATACCGCACTGCTACCTAAAAGATTATACACACCCGCACTTGCAACTAGTGCATAGTGGCGAACAAAGAGCGCGGGATTTCCGGCCGAGACATAGGCCCCAGGATCTGCAGAAAGCCTGCGGTTGTAGAGTGGTGATGCCGCCGCACCAGAAAATAGGTACCCACCTGCATCGGCCGATAGCACCCGGTTAGGCGTGCTGTAGGCGAGCGAGGCATCGTTCCCGACAAACGCGTAGGCACCCGTCCCGGCGCCGAGAATGCAGCCGCGCAGAAGCCCGACCGATCCGCCCGTCAACCCATAAGTTGCGGCTCCGGCTTGCAGCACTCGATGATAACCAAGCTGCGCATCATCACCCGTGAAGGCGAAGCTGCCTTCCTCCGCGGTGAGGGTGCTCCCGCTCGGAACGCCGTAGATGAGCGACGCATCGCCACCCGCAAGTGCATAAGCGCCAGCCAGCCCGCCAGCCAAATGGCCCCACAGCACGCCAGCAGCTACGCCCGAGAGGGCGTAAGTGCCCGATGACCCCAGCAGTGCGCGCCCGGAAATGGTAGCTACATCCTGGCCCACCGCCCCATAGGCAGAGGCATCAGCCGGGACGCGGTAGCCCCGCAACAGCGAGGCAGTCTGTCCACTTTGGGCGTAGGCTTCGGCAGATGCATCAACGCGATGCCCTACCAACAGCCCCGCGGTTTGTCCCGTTGCGCTGTAGCTCCCGGCACCTGTGGCATCGAGGCTGTACGCGAGAGGTGCCGCATTGAGCAGCAGCATCCAGCCAGCGCCGGCGCCATTCGTCCCGCCGGTGGCATCGAAGGTCTTTGATGTGAGTGTCGGAGCACCGCCTGTCCATGGGGCGAAGTCCAGCACCGTTGCCAGAGGGTTGCCTACGGTGTTGTCAGTGTCCTCGATCAGCTCTGACCACGTAAGGCTATTACCTGAGAGCGTGGCAACACTGGTCCACAATTCCAGCCGGCAGCCCATAACCAGCACTGCACCAGCGGCAGCGGAAGCGGTTGGAGCCGGAACCGGACCGATATCCTCTGCCGACGAATTCTGCGTCCACGAGCTGCTACCGCCCCACGGCGAAGTCGTGTCAACGCCGCTGAAGGCGATGACGCGGTGCATGTGCTTCTGGGCGCCGGACATGCCCGAGGGCGTGATCGTCGGTGACGAGTCCGATCCGGTAGCGACTCTGTAGCTGACCAGCGCCTTGAAGTTGCCGGACGTGCCGAAGACGTATTGCGTCCAACCACTGCCGGGCGCCATAGTGGCGCTGCCTGTGGCACGTGCCCATGAGAAACACACCAGCAGATCGCCGGCAGCGTAGCCCGCAGGTAGTGCAGGTGTGGCAGCCGTTGTCGGACCAGCAACCGCGAGGGTACCGACACCGACAACCGAAATTGCCATAGCTTAGTTAGGCCACAGTGAAGAGGGACGCCCCAAAGTCCACAGTGAAGGTCTCGCCGATCTGCAAGGTGATGGCGGAACCATAATCCCACCATGCGATAAGCGGATCTGCAGGTGATGTGGGAGTATCATTGTACAGCACTGCATACCGGAACGGACCGATTGTGCCGCCTGATGCTGTCCACACAGCGGGATCAGTACCTGTCACAGTTGCTGTGCCCCCTGTCTCGGTAATACCCACAGTTGTGCTGTTGCCTCCAGCAGTGTAGCCGTTTCCTGAAGAAATTTCCGCTAGGTCAGTCTTTACTGCATGAGTCGCTGCGTTGGGCGCTGTATTTGACAGATATACCTTGAAAGTATGTGAAGAAAAGTTGTGGACGCCTTTGCAAAGCTGCTCCACAAAATCCTGAAACTTGTTATATGTCGCTATGATAGCCTCCCCTTACGGCATTAATAGGCTTTGACGGTTGTTAGTAAGCACATTGAAGGAAACCTTTGTTTCCTGTTACCGTCGATAAAAATACCTACGTTAAGTCAGATTAGGTAATAGATCCGACGTTGGCGTTAATTTTGACTTTTGCGGTGGTAGCTGTGGATGCAGCGGCTTCCCAAGCTACGGCGGCGCCTGAAATATCGCCGGTCGCCTTGGTGCCAGTGCCTTCCTTCTCAAACTTACCGACGCTGGCATCCCAATAGACACTAGCGCCCTGTGCAAAATCGTGAGTTGTAGCGCCGTCAGCTTTGGTAACAGTAAACACGCCTTCAACATAAACTGTGCCAGTGTCGCCATTGGCGATATCGACAGCCGCAACGCCTAAGATATTGCCGACAGCGACAACCTGACCGGATACGACAGCGGAGCCGGTTCCGTTAACCCAGTTGATCACTGAGCCGTTTTGAATAAAGTTTTTAGCCATAATATATTATCTCCTTAATATAAATTGTGCAAAGACGGCCCTAGGCGCTTATTAGGCGCCTGGGTTCTTGTAGCAGAAACGGTAGTCTACCGCGGAGGCATGGAAGTCCAAGCGAACCTGGAACTCGATACCATCCACATTGAACGGGTCATTGACGCGTACACGTGGGGCCGTTTCGCCTTCCAGATAACCATAGACGATGCTAGAACCTACGTTCGGATCCGCAAATAGGTACCATGATAGGGAGCTATTAGCGTCTAGCAGGGGCTCTACAACAAGCGATAGACTGCGCATGCTAGGTGTAGCAATTGCCGCAGCGGAAGTTACAACGGTTGTTGGATAGAGGATTTGCTCGGCAGTAGTCTCTTTTGCTGCGGGAACTACCAGGAAGGCCGGAGCGGCATTGATTGTCTTACCGTCCAGGCTCTTCTGCAGACGCATAGCGGCGCGCCCCGCACCGAGGGAAGTTGCATCGATAGCGGCGCCGGAGCTTGCAAGGTTTTTGTGGTCGGCAGTCTGGAACAGTGCTTTTCCATCGGCGAGGTTGCCGTTGGTTGTAACAACACCCCACACCTGCTCATTCTCGAAGCGGGCAGTTGCAACACCGATTTTCTGTACAATCCGGCCGAAGACGCCAAGGGTGTCATTCATCAGGGATTGCCGGCTGATTGAGAAGGTACGGCCATGGGTTGCCAACTGTGCAACTTCCTTGGACTCTGACATGCTACCGTGGGTAAACTCGCCGCTCTCAAGCACCTTAGCTAGTGATGGAAAGTCCCCGTCACGCAACATATTGTGTGCCTGGAAGTTGGCAAGATCGATACGCCCGGCAATGGTGCGGAAGGTGGCCGGTGCAGATTCGTAACTACCCATGAAAATCTTATTGGCAGAAGCGCCAAGCAGATTTGGAAAATCAGAGGTTGTGTGTAAAGCGGCGTCCACGATGGCAGAGCGTGTCATGTGGCGAGTATCCTGGCCCTTGCGGTCCAGAAGATTCCTCATGAAGTCTTGCGGGCGGAAATTTCTGTACTCACGAGAGGCATCGCATGCTTTGTAGGTCGGAATTATGCTGGCGGTAATGGCATCTGACATGCGATCGAGTACAACCTGTGGATCATCGTTCGAAAAGCCGACAGAGACGCCAGATGGAATCAGGCTACCAACAGCGGCATTGCGCTGATTGCGCTTTGCGAAAACCTGAATTAGTAGATCAGGAATTTCAGCGGCTGGGATGCCATCGTCCATAAGGCGCTGGCACTCATTCTCAAGACCAAGATCCTTACCAGCACGGTAGGCATTTGAGATGTGCTTGACTCTCTCATCGGCGATGCGAGAGGCTTCACGCTCGATCTCGGCTTTGTTGTCAACCTTTGGTGTGTCATTCTTTGGCTTTGGGCCAGCTAATTCATCAACGATAGCAGTCCGGTTCGGAGTGTCCGCACCCGGCTTATTTTCATCTTTCATATAATTCTCCGTGTTAAAATTAAAATATGTCCGGCGGACTTCCTCCGGTACTCGATTAAAAGACGATAAATTTATTGAAGCGGCTATCGCCTGTTCCGCAATTAGTTTGGTAGCAAATCCGTTGGCCACAGCTTCTTTGCCGTTCAACCACGTTTCTTCTGCCATCATTTTTTCTATCTCATCCCTTGGTAAACCAGTATGAGATTGATAAATATCTACAAGTGTGCTCTTGACGCTGCGAAGCGTCTCGGCCATCTTGTTCATGTCGTCCGCACCACCCGCAACGAATGCAGACGGGTCATGGATCATAAAAAATGCACTTTCCGGCATCTCAACTTCGTCGCCGGCAAGGGCGATCACAGAGGCTATTGATGCAGCTAAACCGTGAATACGGACGGTAAGATTTGCCTTTAGCGACTTAAGGAAGTTATATATTCCTATACCTGTAAAGACATCACCACCGCCGCTATTGATACCCAATGTTAGATGGTCAAAAGTACCGAGTGCTTTCACAGCATCCGTAAAACTACCCATCGAAATGCCGAATCCGCCGATATCGTCGAAAATATCAATGCTGGCATGCCGACCAGAGGCCCGACAACTAAACCATGATTTCATTTTTTGATTATCCTATCCTACGCCTAATGTGCTTTTTAAAGCGGCTAGCAGCATGTCACTTACGCTTAGCAACAAGGCTCCACCAAGGATTACTAAAAATCCCATCTTGAGACGGAACCACATGGGGGATGTTTTAACAATAATTCGCAAAAACTCTTGAAGCGCTCTTGTATTCTTAGGTGCATCTGGCCCGCTTGATAAGTCCGGCCCCAACAAACCCTCAATAATCTTCGAAACAATCATATCCGCTAACGAATCATAAGTGACTTTTCGTGACTCAAACTCGCGTTTTTCGTGCTCAAGTATGGCGGCTTTAAAATCGTTGGGAATTTCATTCACACGTGCCCGTAATGCTACTAGATCGCGCTCAACAATTTCCAGCCGATCTAATATAGCGTCAGGCATCTAAACGATTATCCGGAAATGTATGCCGTTCGTGGATCCGCCCGTAATAAATACCCCCACAATGCTGGAAGCGTCCGATTGGCGGTACGTGATCCCCCGGACCCTCAACCCATAAAATCTTGCCATCACGATCAGTTAAAACCGCTCGTCCCTTACTCGCCGCTGCTTGCATCGTTATCCTCTACTTTCGAATCCTCGTCCTCTTGTACCTTTGAATCCTTTTGGGGTTGCGCTGTCAGCATATGGGGTAGTCCCAAGTCTGCCAATTCGATGCGCTCCCGGCGTAGCTCCTCTATGTGGGCCTCGGGGTCGTCGCCGTGTTCCGACAACACCTGATGGAATGTCTTCCGGCCGGATAACAGGGCGGCATCAAGGGCTTGCCCGTCCTTGAGCGGATCCAGGAATGGCCGATCCGGGAAGTCCCATTCGACGTTGAGCATGCGCGCCCGGCGTTGCTTGGCGGAGGCAATCTGATCGAATTTGCGCCACAGGGGGGCGCATAGCATTGGTTTCAGCATCAAATTTTGCCAGCCATCGAGTAGGTCCCAGAAATCGAGGGCGCCGGATCGCATTGAAGAATAATTCACTTGCCGCAGGTCACCAGTAAGTTGCGAATACGGAATCCCGATGCCTGCTGAAATCGCATGCAGAAGCATGACTTGCCACTCATCATCGGCTTCGCCCCGAGGCGGAGTGGCAAATGTGATGTCTTCACCCGGCCGTAAATATTCTAAAAGTCCGGGAGAAAGCTGTTGTCGCCGGTGCCCTTTCTCATCAACGGTGGTGCCGTCGCTTTCAGAATGCACAAACCCTGCAAAACACGCTTGAACCTTCGCACGCTTAAGGCGAGCATCTTGGAGATCGTCAAAATGGCGAGATGTTGTGACACTTGGTGTAATCCAAGGCACACCATGTGTCTGTTCTGGCCGTGTTCTCCAGAACACAGGAGAGATAAAATCGGCTGCGACGCGTTCAACGCGGGTATCACTTGGTCGTGTAGTAAATAGATCAGCGCCGGGATGCGAGGTAAATAAATGGTACGCAACGCGCCGTCCTAGCGCGTCGAATTCCACGCCCTGCACGATTGCACCACCATTGTCTAGCGGTCTATTTAGCGAAATATCGATCCAATCGGGTTCGAGTACGCGGATGATCCATGGGATTTGTTTTTCAAGCGAGGGATCGGGGTAAAATCGTACCAGTGCCTCACCACTCTCCACCACAGTACGTGCAACTAGCCGTTGCAGCCCATAGAGGTCGGTCAATCCTTCCGCATCGGCTTCATCCGCCCACTTTTTCCACGAGTCGAGTGTGCGCTTGCGGACCTGTGCAGGCACGTCCTCAGCTAGGCGAGGGCGAATGCCGGTGCCGACAAGCTTCGTCGCTAAATTTTCGTATGCCTTTGAAATGAACGGATTATTGCGCCCCAGGTCGCGTGCCCGATTCCGAAGCGTCGCGAGGGCGGCACCAATCTCAACGTCAGCGCTCGCGCCCGAGGTCAACCAGCCATCTAAGCTGCGGTCGGGAACTGCGGCTTGGTAGCGATTGCTGAGGGCAGCGGTGGCGGCACGTGCGGATGCGCGTCTTAGACCGGCTTGAGGATTAAAATATGATATAAAATTATCTAAAAGATTCATGTGTTCCTAGTTTTGAGGTGTAAGCGCACCCATGCGAAATAAATTATGATAAACACAGTGCCCACAGTCTGTACAAGAGTCAACATGGTGTTATTCCCGACAAAATTCGACATACACGCGGCCATACCCGCTGGTAGCAGGGCTTAGTTGCGCGCGCATTTCAGCAAGTAGCGAGCGCATTTCGCTTAGGCTCTGGTACACAACCTTTTTCCCATCATAATTAACCTCTAAGATACCTTGCGCAATAGCATTTGATAAACTATCGTACTGCTCTTGTGTCCACATATTATATCCAGTTACTCCCTGTTTCGCCTATCCAGGACTTTTCGTCCCGCTGTTGTGGTGCAGTGCGAGGTTTTTGTTTTAAATCACTCTCTCGTTGATCCAGTTGCAGGTGCAATGATTTATGCGCCGCGAAGGCGTACACCCAGCAATCTAAAGCCTCCGCTTTGTACCCTGTCTTTCGTTCAAATCGTATAGTAGGTTGCCCGCGCGAGTATCTAACAATACGTCTTTCGGAGCACAGTTGCTCAAAATATTCTGACTCAAGAGCTTCTGAAAATTTTATAGACTGCCCTTGAGTCAATCGGTTTATAAGTTGTGTCTTAATCGGATCTACTCCGACTAGGAATAATCTGCCCCCACGTGTCTTGCTCTTTGAGGCAACGATTGTCTGCCGGGAACCATCTTGACCTTTGATAGCCATTACCCGGCGACTAGAGCGAGGAAAACAGAAGGAATACACCTGATCAGTGAAATGTCCACCTGAGTCTACACAGGTAGCGTCAACACTAAGGGTACCACCCCAGGGGTGGCGCCATTTAATCTTTAATGCGTCGTCAACGTCTTGCCAAAACGACTGCTTGGCGGGATCCCCATAAACTACCACATGATCTAGTACGAAGCAGACTTCGTCCCGAGACCACCCACAGTATGAAATTTCAGCGCGGTCGTCCTGAATGTCGGCGCCTGCCGTGACCGTCAGCACATCAACAGGAATCGTCCCTGCTGTGAACTTGGTAGCCCTAGAGGCTACATCGATTTCGTCGAGTTCCTCGCCTTCGTCCTGCCAGCCTTCGGCGAGAATGGTGTTTGTAAACGCTTTTAAGTCGTCTGTATCTGCCTTGGCGCGAATGAATTCTTCTGCGAGTTTGCCCCACGCTGCGTTTGCCAGCAGTGAAACCAACGCATTGAGCTTAAATCCTGCATGTCCCACTACATCTGGGGCCATTGCTCTCCACCGTCCCGCCGCGACCATTTCGACCTTGTGCCGCTCATCGATCAGCTCGTTGCAGTGTGGGCAGCGGAATGCCGCTGTCTCGGGCCGGTCCGCTTCCCATTCGATATGCCGCCACAGAAGCTCCGTGTACGCCCCACAGGATGGGCAGGGTACCTCGTAGATGCGCTGGTCCGATCTGGCATATGCCTTTAGGACGTTCGAGGTCTCGGCGTTTAGTGGTGTTGAGCCAACTACTATCTTGCGATCCGAGAAGCTCAGCGTGCGCCGTTCTGCTAGCACAAGTGGAGAGCCTTCTGGGCTTGGAGCCATAGCATCGGCTTCATCCACAAGTAGTACTTTTGCAGTGTGCCTGCGCAGGTTTCTCGGGGCCTTAGCAGCGACGATCTTTAGCGATCCTCCTGCAAAGCGCCGCGATAAAATCGTAGATCGCTCGCCCGACTTGTTGCCGGCGATCGCCAGCAATCCCGCCAGTGGAGGGGTCGCGGCGAACAGAGGTTCCAGGTCTGAGACGGTAAAATCTCGCGCATCACTCTCAGTGGGTTGAAGCACCAAGATCGGCGCCGGCTCATTCGCCACGAACGATGCGATCGCTGCAGCAAGCAGCATTGTGAACCCGACGCGAACAGGTTTCACAAGAGTAACGCGTTCAATGTCCGGATCGCCGATTGCGTCGGCAATTTCGCGCTGATACGGATAGAGCCGAACCGGCCCCGGCAGTGCTGACGCGCCCTCTGGGAGCCTAAGAGTCGTCTCGATCCAGGTCGAAAGTGGCAGGCTCGGAGGTGGCTTTAGAACCCCCATCACCCGCGACAGATCCAAACTCATGCGATGCCAGTTCCTCTAGTACGGCTCTCACCTCCTGATCCAAAACGGATTTGTCAGCGCGCGTAAGTTGAGGAAGCCGTTGCGCCACACGAGATGGCAACGCCAGCAATCCGCTTCGCACGACACGAAGGATATCCGACCATTCGCGCTCAACATCCGCAATGAGTACCATTTCTCCGCGGATTTGAGCATTCTTCATTTCTTGGGCATCGGCTTGAAGTCGTGTAAGACGCTCTTTTTCGTTGCTTAACGATCCCGCTTCTCTACCCATTGTCCAGACTTGCAAAAATTGTATAGAAATATATGGGGTGCCTCTGCCACCCATATTACCATATCTAGTAGGAAGAACCTAGTCACAACTTTCCCACCATTCTGTCAACATACCACACAATTGCACCTATAGTCAAGTATCAATCTTGTAGTACTTCACTAATTGTTCTAAACCTTTCTGTAAACGTGTTATATTTGCAACACATAGGTCATATAAAATAACATTACTTATTTCATGCTGATAGTAATTACTTACTGCCTTTCTCGCCTGTAGGTAGTCCCGATACGCTTGCTCTTTCTTTTCATCCATCGCCTCATACCGACTGCAGAATGTTCGCCCTGAACTGACTTTCTCCCATGAGGTTCGGCCATAACCACCAAGCCCCGAGTTATACCAGTCAGCATACAGTCTCCCCGCCGCATCCTTCATTCCCCTCGTAATAATCCCCCGATCATGTAGCCGCTCAATCTCAGTTGCCCCACACACCCTATATTGATACTCACCCGCAGTAATTGTCTCAAACACCTCAACATCTCTCATTTTCTTATTCCTTCTTCTTCTTCTTATACAAATACTTCATCTAAAAATTTTTATCGCCGCTACCTACCACGTCATCGACCATACCACCGGGGGGCGGCCTTGCTTTCCATCATGCTTAATTGTCCGATAGATAATCCCTTCTCTTTCCAATTCCTCCAACGCTGCCGTGATTACGGGTGCAGCAACAGATCTGTGAAACCATCCTAGCACTTCCGTCTGCTTCATACTTCTATTACGTCTCAATGCATCATGCACCCGCTCCTTTATGCACGAAGGAGTGAGACACAGGTTGAACAACTCTGCCGTACCATCCGGGCGTAGCTCAATTGCAATAGATCCATTCTGATTGACATATCTTCTACCATCCTCTGCACTCTTTCTAAAAATCATTACATCTACTCTCCTATCTCTCTTACTACTACCATCTATATTATATTTATAGTACATTTATGCTTAAATGTCAATACCACATAATCCGTTTGTCATTTACATTTTCTACTTGCGCTACTTGCATACCTACTTACATATTTAATCCATTGTTATCATTATATTTTGTAAGTAGAAAGTAGATGTAAGTAGGAAATTAAAGAGTATTTGAAAAATGGGATGCGGCGAAAAAAGGCTAGGCCGCATCATTTCCCTATGAAGATTTCCTAAACAGAATTTTTTTGCGATTTCTACTTGCGCTACTTGCAAAATCCGAATTCCCTAATGATATCAATGTGCTACAAGAGCAAGTGAGCTATTTTCGTTACTTGCACTACTTGCGCTACTTGCACTCCATCTACCCGTAGATCCGGGCTTATACAGGTTATCTAGTAACTCCCGGCATTCATCCAAGTCCGGTAGCACGCGCTTCCTATTCTTAATGTCAATTCCACACTTGGTAAGGGTGTCCCAGAATTCCTTTATGGGACTTGTGGAAACGCCGTGCCCACGAAGTGTAGCTACCCACCGCCTATATGAAGTAAGTAAAAACGTCGGGGTAATTTCTTGCCCGGCTATCCACTTCGCCCCACTCTGCGTTTCGGTGTCGAGATACCTAATACGTGTGCTCCCGTTGACGACAACCATTTCTGCAAGGCTTATATGTGGTATAATTCCGTCCTCTACGCATTCCTTCAGCCACTTGGATGGATGGCTCATCGGTAAGCTCTCCTTAATCCCCTCCGCATGCGCATCGTTGTGTATCGGGATATCATCTTGTGGTATAAAGTCCGAAACATCCCGATGTAACATATCATATAGAAATGCTTCTACACCTCCGTTTGCAATCTCGTTATAAAGGGGTTCCCACCTCTCCTTTCGGAGGCGCTTCCATGCTGGATTCACATTAAGGATCCAGTAGCGTACGTCTTCCTCTTCCAGGTACACTGGCGCTATCCTGTTCGAGGCGGCCCATACGTTCACACCGATGGGCATATCGACCCGTGGCAAAAACTTTTCGTTGACGCTAATTTTTTGGCTGGTAATTACCCCTTTCATAGTGTCTGCTGCTTTTCTATCACCGTTAAACATCGCCTCTTCCAGTGCAATGTACGCCTTACCTTGCACAGATGCATTGAAGTTGCCGACTACGCTATCAATATTTAGTGTCATATGCCCCGCCTTACCCCACATCTTGAGTAAAATGTGTTCAAGCAGGGTGCTTTTACCAATCTGTTGTTCCTTAGAGATTAGCACAGTTGCAACCTTGCTAGGCCGGCCGACGTTTTGTACCTGCCACGCTATCAGATTTAGCAATGCCTCATAATCTTCTGGATTATCGTTACAGATTATGGTTCGTAGGTATTCCTCGGTAAGTTTCCACACCCCCCGTGCTGGGTTCACTCCATAACCGCCAAACAGGTTGAACACATCATCAGATACGTGCTCACAGGTGAATACAACATCCTTGTAAACATGTTTGTTATATGATTGCATCCAGCAACGCACGGCATCCATATATTTAGGTTGTCCCTCATCATCGATGCTGCGAATGAAAACCTCGCCATTTAGGCGGTATCTAAGTTCCTTCTCAGAAATTAGACGTTGATCGCCGCGCGCGATAATTCCGGCGGTTTTCCCAGGCACCTCCAGCTTACCGTAGCGCCGGTTTAGATCCTCTAAGTCCGTTGAACGCATCTCTAGACCTTCAACCTTAACGATATTGCCGGGCTTCAGCTTGTCCCACCACGCATACGCCCTAGCGACACACTTTTCTGCATCATCCTGTGTGATAAATGGATATTCTTTCTTGATCCTCTTGACTGTGGCATCTTCCAGTTTGCCGCTGAAGGCCGCACGTCGTGCACTTACCCTCGCCGATTGAAGTGTATCGTCTGAGGGATCATCTTCTTCCCTCCCCTCCTGTGCCTCGATGTACGCTCGCGCCTTGGCAATGGTGGTCTCCCCATATGTGCCTCCTGGCCGGGGATCGTCCCATTTATTTTCCTCGCGCTCGATTGGTCGCCGGGATGCACGGTAGTAGAAGTCTATCTGATCATCATCAAAGCCTGCGCTGATGAGATGTAGGCAGAAGTTATAGTCGGCATCCGATTGGTTATGATTGTAATCTTGGTCATTCCCATCCCACAACCTAGCAAATTTAGGCCGCTTTCCGATCATGGATTTTATTGTTGAGAAGCCCTCAATTAAGGTCGCATGTGCCGCGTCAATAAACTCTTGTTGTTTTGATAATTCATCAAACTTCCTGCCTACATTGTCACCGGTAATGGTCACATAGTGGCCAGACGCAGGATACATTTCATAAGAAATGCCATCTACGTTGACTTTTCTGCTCTTTGCCTCAGGAAATTGGCCACGGCAAAGACCGCGAAGGTTCCCGCTGGGCGACCTTTCCCAATATACATCGGGATAGGTGTTTATCAGTCCTTGACAGATCGCATCCGTGCATGGTCTGTCAATGTCAATCCCAATCAAATCCCCTGTGATTACCCGCCCGATGCCTGAAAAATAGTTACTTTTTCGATATGCCTCTAACGCAACGTCGAACGCTCGAAAGCTGGACTTATCTGAAACGCTAGCCTTTATTGGTGTACCCTCACTGGCGGTATAAGGCACCTTAGTCCATTTATTATTCAGAAACTCCCAGCGCCATAAAAGCCAGTCGTCATTGTTCTTGAGGCTGCTTGGGATGTTATCTACGTTATTCAGATTAAAACGGTATAGAGGTTGTTCATTCATATTCGTATAAAAATCCTTTCTATGTTAAAGTCACTATATAAAAATTGCTTTCTTGACTATTTGTCAATTGTACATCAGGTTAGGAAAACAGTCAATAGCGCAAACTAAGTATTATTCAAAAATAATCTTCGATATTGACATTTACCTAGAATCTACGTATACTATTTATAGTATAAAAATCCACTCCATAGAGGAGCCGAGACACACAACCTCCTGGCTCCTTTTCTTTTAGCCACGCGTCAACAATCTCTCGTTGTACCCCGCCTGGGGTCTCCGTACTATGGAGATCCTTTTCATCGTCATCGTGCCGCTATGCCGCTACACTGTAAACTTGTGGCGCGCCCTGGAATAGTAGTGGTGCGAGTAAATCTTGCCATGTGCCATATTTGCGCACAATTTCGTTAGCTTTTCTTCCAGCGTTCAAAACCTCCCCGTCCCCATCTGATCCTAGCATTCCAAGAGCCATTACGAGGGTTCTAGCGTCTTTCTTTGGAATACGCATATTGGCCAGCGAGTCTATTACAGTCCGCTGCTTCGAAACAGTTTCTGCAAAAGAACTTATTATATCGCGTAGATCCTCATTAATTGCTTTAAGAATATGAACTTTTCTTGTAAGTTTCTGGATGCGCTCTTCTTTCACATCCACATAATCTTCGAGCATCTGGATGTGAAGGTCCTTCTTTTCTATGTCTTTGCGCTGGGCCTCTACCTCATCCTTAAGCTGCTGGATCTGGAACAGCAATTCGGCTTCGCGGTTCGCCGTCGCGGGTTCGGGCTCAGGCGCAGACTCAGGCTCCGGCATGGGTGGAGGAGCCGGCGGGGATGACGGAGATTCCGGCTGCACAGTTTCCGGTTCTTCCTGTGGTTCAGCATCGGCAAAAGTATCTTGTGATACTTTTTCCCCCATATCGGGTACGGGCTTCTTACCTAGAAATTCGTCTAGAATTTGCTCTGCGGCGTTTGGCTTCTTGGCAAGCCTCATCCATTTGGCTGCAGTTGGGTATGGAATGTCCGTGTTGTCACGAATCCATTGTTGGAACTGCCCGTGCCGCACAATATCTTTAATTTTCAGCAAGATGTTACCGACCGCTACCATCTCCTCGGCGGTCTTCCTGCCACAGCGCATCACTTTATCAACGTGCTGCTTGAACTGCGCCGTAAGCGCAGCTAGCCGATCCACTTCGTCGGGGGGTTGCTCCTGACTCTCATGTTCTGTGCTCATGGGGTTCGCTAACCAGTTGTACACAGGGGAGCGCTATGGCTCCACCGTGTGATTATCATCGATAGTCGATATGGATTAAGCTGTCCCCGGATTCTCCAAAATACGGATCGTTTCAACCGCTCTATGCGTTGTCAGCAGCCTCCGGGATCGTCGGGAAGATATCTTCAGCAAAGATATCAACTTGACTTCCAGAAATGAAAGTGGAGGGGCGTAGACTCAGGTCAAATCCCTGAATGAAGCTATATGCCTGATCGTAGCTTAATGGGAAGAACGTCGTTTCATCATCGCGATCGTCGTCCGCACCGATCATGACATCTGTCTCAACGAGGAAGAACGCTCCACCCTTCGTTCGGTATAGATCATATTTGACAAGATGCGAGGCATTATTATCTTCGTATCGCTCTTGCGCATTCGCAACGTGAGTGGCTGTATTAGTATTGTATGCTTTTCCATTGATAACACGCTTAGTCATTTTTTTCTCCTAAAGTAAGTTGCCGATAGCTAAATGTAATCCGCCCCCACATGAATGTCAATGGCTGTTACTGATTAGTGGATCCTTCTCATCGATCGCTACGCCACCCTTGCAGGTTCACGCACCCCCTCTTCGATCCAGGCATCAAGATCCGCTTGCCGGTACCACACCTTAGCCCCTTGTTTAAAAAAGCGAGGGCCGACTCCCTGCCAACATAGGTTGGCGAGCCAACTCGTGCTGCAACGCAGATACACAGCCGCTTCTTTACGCGTTAGATAATTGCCCATTCGATAAGTCCCTTAAGCATATATGAAATTCCTTTCCATTCGTAATCATAGCAGCGCATATCACGCTACTTTCTTCAAAAGACCATAGCTTTCCTCCATATTACATGTCAACCATTGTTTTACTGTCTCGAATACTTAAGTAAATACATATGGCACGAAACGTGCCTAGCATGTGGTCTCGCGATAAAATCGCTATAAAACAATGAGATAAGTTTCAAATTATAAAATTAACTTAAATTCGTTGATCTTTATGATTTGGAAGAGATGCAAAAATTGCATGGCTGGTATGCACGCATCGGGCCTAGCTCAGCTCGTGTGTTCCTATAATGTTCTCCACCTAACGTAGGTCGGAGGTGATGCCCATGAGCCGCGAGCTTGTTCCTGCGATACGCGATAATCTCGTTTTTGATATCTATCGGGCATTGATGGACTCCCGGTATGAGCCGCCGAAGCGCCGCAAGTCTGCTTGGTCTATCGGGTGGCAGGAGGATGCCGATCAGGCGAAGCGCGTCGCTGTGGCGATCGCCGATCTGCTTTATGCGTCCGGCTACGTGATCCTCGCGCGTCCACCCAGCCAACCTCACTAAGGGTGACCGGTGGAAGCGGCAACCAACTGGTTGCCACGTGGTTGCCACTAAACATAACATACTGATTCTACGCATGAAAAAGCATCTTTGATCTGCTGGTACTGCAGATGGACCTCCGCCTCGAAGTTCTTGACGAATGACAGCTCGACGGAT